TTTTTCCAAAGGGATTTCATAATAGAAATCATTAACAGATTTACTTTTATTATATAATTCAGGACTATTATAAATATATGGTTTAATAATATAATTTTGTTGATTATATATATCAAATATTAATTCAACTCCGAAGGATGTAAAATAATCTTTCATTTTTATAATTGAATCAATTTCTAGAGATGCTATATCAATTTTTTTATTATCATCTGAATATAGATATTTCATGCCATCTGTGAATATCTGTAATAATTGTTCAAATATATGTTTATTAATATTATTACTATCCTGAGGGGAACCTAATTCTAATTTAATAGTGTCAGGGGATTTTGGTTCTTCAGTGAATACATATTCTATAAATGAATTGTGATCTCCATCTTTATATTCAGTATTTTCATTTTCCATTATAATTAAATAATATTTTATAATATTTATAAAAACATAAAAAAAATATTATTATTATTACTTTTTATTATATTATATGTAGTTTAACGGAGAGTGCGTTGATTACAGTTGGTACGGCCTGGTTGAAACAGTGCACCTCGGCGACGCAGGGATTTAGCAGAATTCTTATTAAATTTGTTATGACATGGCACAGTTTGGTATGTAACAGGTTTTCTTACAATAGAGATATTTTTGGTTGATACTGCTTTATCAATCCTATAAGGTACAGTATATTGAATCAGATCGTCATCAGTCCATTCGGTTTCGCCTTTACTATATTTGGGAATAGATAGTAATTGTTCTGGTGTAGTATTATTGATTGTATCTGTGCATGAGGAACATGGATTTTTAGCACAGATTGCAGCCATTACAATAGGAAGTGCTATGACCATATTATAGGTGTTTGTTGTTTAGTTATGAGTATGTAATAAGTTCTTAAAGAATGAACTTGTTTTTGTTTGAATAATAAATGTATTGAAATTACTATTTCAAATTTATAATTTATAATTTAAGAATAATATATGTTCTGTGATGTGAATTAAGTTCTTGAAGAATGAACTTGTTTTTGTTTGAATAATAAATGTATTGAAATTACTATTTCAAATTTATAATTTATAATTTAAGAATAAATATATATGTTCTTTGAATTTATGTGAACATATTATAATCTTTATCAGAACTGACATCGATTAATTCTTCGAATATTTTAATATTGTTTAATAATTCATCTGGTTCATAAATATAAGTTATGAACCACTTTTGTAGCATGGCGGTGGTATATTTTTTATTCTTAATTATTTTAAAAATATCTTCAAATATATTTGATTCTGGGAAGAATATATTAAATATAGTTTCGCTTTGATATTTACTACAATAACTAAATTTAAATATTTTATCTATTCTCATTGGTCTTATGATAGCTTTATCTAATTTATCTAAATGATTGGTTGTTATGATTGTAACTTGATCACTTTTAGAATACATCCCATCTAAGAAATTTAATATACAACTAAAAGAAATTTTGTTATTTTCGAGGGATTTATCTCTATTTATATATAATGAATCAATATCTTCTAAAGCGAATAAACAATCGCTCGGCATACGGTTCAATGCTTTTATAAATCCTGCATCAGTTATTTTATCATTAAAATCAACAGTTGCTAGATCTTTATCTAATATGGACGCAATACATATCATTAAACTAGATTTTCCAGTTCCGGGTAATCCAGATAATACTAAATTTAGCTTGTGGTTAATACCAAAACTCTTAAGTTTATTTTTAAGATCTTCATTATTATATCGGTCAATCACTGATTTAATATTTTTTTTTATATCCGGGTCTAAAATAATAGTATCTAATTTTCTTTTATTAATTCGTTTTATATCATCCCAATAACCATCTGAATAAGAATATAATATTAATTTATCTAATGAATCAGTATATCTTTTATTTTTATCAAATAATTCTTTAGATTCTAATATGAAATCTTTAATTAATTTGATTTGTGCTTCGGAATATAATGTATCGTCCTCTAAGGTCAAACTCATTTCTTCAAAAAAACATAATTCATGTCTTCCCATTGAGAATTGTGCATTATCAATCCTTTTTTTCTTTAGAGAAATTTGGAACTCCTTATATGTAAATGTGATATTATCACTATATGCTAAAAAATCAATATATTTATCATCATTATTATCTCTATTCAAACCATCGTTAGAAAAACCAAAGACTTTATTATCATTTTTAAGTTTAGAGATATACCATAAAATCGATGAATATATATCTGGTGTTTCTGTATTTATGATAAATTTATACATGTTATAATTCTTATGGAATTATTTTTAAATAGAAATTTTAAATTTGAAAATACTTAAAGAAATATTAATATAATTAATTGTAATACTTAAAGAATGGAAGGACTCCGTTTATCAACAATGACTGCTTGTACTCAACTAAATAGTAATATTGAATTAAAAAATTTATATTCACAAACATCTATTGATGATTTTATAAAATATACCGAGCATGGTGATAATAATTATAAAGGATATGCTAAAAAGAATGATAAAAAGAAAAGAAAAGAAAAAGCAAAAAGAACATTCTTTAATCAATTAACATTACATTGTTATTATGATAATAAATTAATAAATGTAAAATTCTTTAATAATGGGAAAATTCAAATGACTGGTTTAAAATATGAAGAACAAGGTTCTAAATTATTAAATGACAAATTAATTCCTATGTTTAATACTTTCAAAGAGATATTTGATAGTGATGTCAACGAAATCAATAATTACAGAATTGTAATGATGAATAGTGATTTTGATATTAAGAAAAATATAGATAGAGATTTATTACAAGATAAAATAGTGGATGCAGGATATTATTCAGTTTACGAACCTGATTGGTATCCTGGTGTTAATATTAAATATTATTTTAATACAAATAATGGTAATTCAGGCATATGCAGATGTTCTGAAATATGTAAGGGTAAAGGGACAGGCGATGGAGAAGGTGAATGCAAAGGAGTGACTATTGCAGCATTTGAAAAAGGTAAAATATTAATAACAGGGGCCCGCAAGCAAGAACAACTCATTAGATGTAAAGGTTTTATTGAAGATTTTATTAATAACTATAAGATTGAATAGAAGTATTTTAATAACAATAAAATAAATAAAATATAAATTATATATATATATATGAGATATATTTATCCATTAATAGTTATAATATCATTATTTGTATGTTATCATTTTTTTAAGAAATCCAAAACAAATAGTTCTTTGAATAATAAGATAGTTGAAAATTTTGATACAACGGATTTTAATGATCCTCAATTTAAATTCTTTAATGTATTAAATGATATCAAAACATCTGACAAAATTGTTTTGGACAATGTTCAATCAAAATGCTATCTGAATAGACAAACAATAGATACTGATTTGAAAACTAAAGTAAATAATATTTTAAAAAGAGTAATATCTGAATTAAATAATGTATTACAAAAAAATGAATATTATGTAAATGATATAGAAGGATTATATATTATCAAAGATGATAAAAATAATTATAGAATAATAACAATATCTATGTTACATGATGTTAAAAATTATTATTCAGTTAAATTTGTAATGGATTTAGTCTATTTAAATAATAAATATTATTTAAATTATTTAAATATAGATGAACGGGCTACAAATAATATATTAAATACATATGATGTAAGACAAGTTGACCATTCCAAAGGCATATTATTAAATCAAGATATGGTAAATGAAGATTTAGAGAATACTTTAAATAATTTATATGTAACAAATAATAAAATATTAGATTTTAAAGATATTAAAAATAAAACATATAATTTTTTTGAATTAGATAATTTAAGTAAATATTATATATCCGAAAATACTAAAAATTTATATTCATCGTCATTTTGTAATAAATATAATGAAAAACAATGGGATTCTAATGGAAACCCTATAGAAAATAATAATATACCAGAAGCGTGTATATCGAATAATAATTCATTAACAAAAATATTAAATTATCCATATGATGCTCCGGGGGTATTAAATGATGGAAAAAATACTAGTGAATATACATGGTTGTTTAGTCATTTTGGAAATCCAGGGGTGGTGACCAGTAATTAATTATTTAATCATTTTTACAATATTATCCATATTCATACCTGTACTTTCCATACCTCCTTCAATCATACCAGCATTTTCATTTAATTTATATGCTGCTCTGCCTATTGAATTAAAGAGACATAAAATATAAAGCATTATAAAGAATACAAATATTCCTAATAGAGTCCATAACATAGATCCCATAAAATCTTTAGTTATTTTATAAAATAATACTGGATATTGTTCTGGTGTCATGGGTCTAAAAGGACCAAAACAATTATCTAATTCTACTTCGCTTAAGTCATGTCTGCTACAATCTGTTCCATTTTCCATTGTTAAACTGGCTGATATTTTTACTTGTTGTCCTCTGTTATATTCAGTATTAGGATTAAGTTCATTAGGTATTTCACCTAATTTCCATGGTGTTCTTTTAATTGCCAAATCCTTTATTTTATTATCTTCATAGTCAGTTGGTAATTGTGAAAGTAATACATCATTTCTATTTCTTAGAGCAGACCTTTGAGCCTTTTCCATATCACTACTATTACAACCTCTTGTCAATAAAAGTGCGTTATTTTCTTTTTCACAGTCTTCTTTGCAATTTTGTCTTAGTTCGTCAATGCCTTTGGCAATATCAGATATAATTTCTGAAACGCTTTTCGCACAACCACCATGATCTCCTTCATCTTTTATTTCATAGAAACCAAAACTTTCTGGACATGGTATCATCGAACTTAAAGCCGCATCACCCACATCTTCTACCGCACCCCACGCCTTCGAAAAGAAACTAGCATTTCCGGTCGGAATATGTTCTTTAGCTGTACATAAACTATGCCAATGATGATAAAAGAAATTGTGCAGGTGACATAAAGCATCTGCATGATCCTCTGGAAAATTAACTTCAAGCTGTTTTATTGGTTCTTCAATATTTCTTTGTGGATGGTGGGCTATATCTATCAATTTTGACCAAGGATATTTAGAACTGAAAGGATTACTAATAAGATCTATATTAATATCCGGATGCAACTCTTTACAATGGGGCGCACAATCTGTTAATGTTCCACTACCTTTAATACTATCACAACATACAGCATATTTTCTGGGGGCACTTGTTATATTTATACCATTTACATATCCATTTGTGGGCGATTTGTCTTTTGTTAAAGAGGCATTTTTTCCCATCATAGTTCTACCGAAAACATCTGACATTTCTGGACAATAATTACCATGCGTACATAGATATTTATCAGGTGAATGTTCATATTTATCATTAAAACTTCCTGTATAAGTATCTCCAGTATATGACGCATTGGTTTCTTTTTCATATAAACTATAATCACCAGCATAACTACCATTTACAAATCTTCTACAATCTTCTCTGAAACTATTATGTTCTGACGCCCAAAAATTATCAAAATCTAATGATAATGATTCCATATCCCAAGACATTATATCAATAGGCACTTGTAGAAATCCTGTCAAAAGCGCGTTATAAAGACTATGATAAATATACCACAAACATAGTTTCACATAAAATGCTATCAAAGCGGGTATAGCGGAAATATCGTTTGCACCTTGTCTAACAGCATCACTAGCTCCCCCTGTAACAAAATTCGCGAATTTAGCCAGATTACCCTCATTTTCTTTTACATTTGGTGTGTTAGGGCGTCCTGGTTTTGGTGTCCGGTTCTTCAAATATTGTTCAATAAAATGCCATAATTTAGGACCAATATATTGCCATGATTTTACATATAAAATTATTAATAATACTAAAATTAATATGCTTTCGCGTGCATATTTTAGAAGTATTCCTATACCTGGTATATTTTCAATTTCACCGCCTTTTATTAATTCTACAAGGCCACATATAGCTGTTGTTATTGGTGGAAAAGTAAAAAAAGGAGGCATCATTAAAATAGGTTTGACCATCATATCAACTACCGCTGACATTATATATATATATTATATAATAACATTTTTATTAATACAATAATCTACCCAACTCTTTGTAACCTTCTCTAATTCATAATATTCATAAATACCATTCATATAGAACTCTTCATTAATATGGAAATCTTCATCATTTAAATATCTATAATAATATTGTAATATCTCGTGAACTTCACTTTTGTCATTTAAAAATTTATCTATTATTTTTTTACCCACATCTATTAAATAAATTTTAGTTTTCCATCTATAATTAGAACATAATATATGATATAAATAATCGCTAAATAATCTATAATCTTCTTTCTTTAACATATTCTTATTATGAATATGACATTTACCATAATTCATTAATGTTGATTTATTTTTACATCGTTCTCCTTTTAATGTATATCCATTACATTTTAATTTACCTACACCCATATGACACATACTTAAAATATTTAGTTTGTTATCATTAATAAAAGGTTTTTCAATATTATGATTTACCTCGCGACACATTGGACATTTAATATAAAAATTATTATTATGATAAACCATTTTCTTAAAACAATTAAAATGATATTTATGTCTGCAACTTAAAGTTTTTAAAATTTGATTTTCTGTAATTTCTTCTAGACATACAGAACAAGTCTCCATATTTACATTATAATTAATAATTTTATATTTAAGTAAATTTGAAATTGTTTTAGAATTATAAATATAATATAAATAATATGTTCCGTCTATTCGTCAGGAATTATACTTCAACCGTAAAATACTATGAAGGTATTTCCAAAGTAAATAATTATAGAGAAAATAGATCATATGGTAAGTCTGTTCGAGTAAAATCTATCAAAAAGTTCTATGAATTAACAAGAGAAATCCCTGAACATAATATCGATTCACACGATAATTCATTATATGTAAAGGAACCACCCAATTTATTTCCTTACAAAAAAGATTCAAAAACATATGTGAATAATAATTATCCAATTAATATGGACAATTACAATTATTCATCAAAATATTTAGTAGAAGATTTTAATAGACGCTGGAAGAAAAACTTAACTATGGAAGAATATTATAAAAGTTTTAAGTTATAAGGACCGATTTAGTATGTCTTTGACATGTAAAATAACCTAATTTACAATATTTACCACATTCATTACCTTTATTTTTACCTGTTTTTAGAATAGATTGACACATAATATTTTTATATGGATTATTTTCATCTACTTTATGAATTCTATCATCTATTTTTTTTAGACCATTCACTGGTAATAGAAGTTGTTCTGGTACCCCACAATATGGACATTTATTATATTTATCATATTTCAAACTTGTGGAAATACATTCATAATGATATTCATAAGAACACAGACAGTCTAATTTTGCAGTACATTTTCCTTTCAAACATTCACCACAAATAATACAAGACATAATATTTAAGTATATATAACTTATTATTATTGTATACTTAAATGATTTATAATCAAACAATTAATCCTAAAAATATAAATATCAAAAAAAAACTTAAATATTCTGAATATTGCACTCTAATACCCATTAAATATAATAATAATGATTTGATTATACAAACACCTAAAATGTATATCCCATATGGTGAAAAATATGTTTATAACAATATTAATAAAAAATATGTTGATATGTCTTTTTTAAATATTAAAAATGATGATAATATTAAAATATTTTTTGATAATTTAAATATTATTTATGATAAAATTAATAATTTTTATGAATATGATGTTGATGATATTATTAAAAAATATAATAAAAATAATTTATTAAGATTAAAAATTACAAAAGATATTTTAATTTATGATCAAAATAAAAAAAATATAGATAAAATTATAAATAATACATACGGGAGTTTTATAATACATCTACAAGGATTATGGTTAATGAATGATACATTATATTTTCATTGGGAATTATTACAATGTAAATTAGACATGCCTATATATTTAAGTGAATATAGCTTTATTGATGATGTCAAACCAATTATTAATAAAGGAAAGGGTAAGGGCAAATCTAAAGATACTGCTCCGCCTCCACCTCCACCTCCACCAATTAATTCTAAATATGATAGAATGATAAAAATGGGAATTCCTAAAGAAGCAGTTTTACAAAAAATGCGTTTAGAAGATGCTCCCAAAAGAATAAATCCAAACGATTTACAAAACGTTATTTTAAAAAAAACAGTTATTAAAGAAAAAGAAAAGGTAGATGATATGCCTTATTTAGCAGAATTATTAAAAAGAATAAAAATATTTTCTAATGTATAATGCCCAAATCCAAATCTAAACCATTTGCATTTTATGTAAATTCATTAAAGAAATCCCTTAAAAAAAATAATGAAAAATCACAACGCAAAAAGAAAAACAGTAATACCGTTTCTAAAAAGATCCTTAGGAAAAAACAAACAAAAAAAAGAAAAAGAATCAAAAAAAGATAAAATATTATTTTAACTTTTTTTTTAAGATAAATTATAATTAAAATATAATATAATTTATATAATGTCGACAGTAAATGAATTACTTGTGGAGATTAAAAAAGGTTGTCCAGAACAAACAAATGAAATAGATAAATTAATATCTAATATTGATAAAACAACATTATCTAAATCTATTTATAAAAAAGAAAAATCTGATTCAAAAAATAAAAAAAAACTTAAAACAGCGAAAAAATCTTATAGTAAAATTAAAGATATTAAATTATTTTTAAAAGATAAAAGTAATCTAAATAAAACTATTGAATACAATCAAGTCAATCCTAAACTGAAAACTTCTAAAGCTTATCAGCGATATGAAAATTATAAATCTGCTACTATGATTAGCGATGTAATAAAATTAGGAGGATCTTTTAATGATATGGTTAATGATTATAATAAGGGACTTTTAAAAATAATAGATAATAAATCATCTACTAAATCATCTGCTAAACCATCTACTAAATCATCTACTAAATCATCTACTAAACCATCTACTAAATCATCTAGTAAATCATCTACTAAATCCTCTAGTAAACCATCCGAACATGGTATACCATTTAGTTCAATAGAAGGTTGTGGTCATATTGATTTTGCAGATGATAATTTAGAATTAATTAAAAAAGATTCCTTTATAAAAAAATCTAAACATTTTAAAGAAATTACAACTGATGATGATGGAAATTGTGGATATCACAGTATTATACAAGGATTAATAGAAAGTTATTATATTTTAGGAGAAAAAACAAACGATAATTTAAAACAATTTATTAAAAATATTAAAGAAAAATTAAATTTAGATCCAAAACAAATTATATCTGATAATAGAAGGAATAATAAAATAACAATACCCAGGCAAGTTGTAAATCATTTTAGAAGATTTATATTAGATGTACCCGCGCCCGGCAAAATTATGCCTAATGGTAATCCCATACATATTATAGAAAGAGAAGACGAAGTGCCAACATATATTTGGGATACAAAAAATGAAAAATATACTAAAAAAAAACTAAAGGCAGAATTTATAAAAGAAAATCAAAATAAAAATAAAAGCATTGTAAATAGTATTAAAGGAGGTATTAAAGATACAGGGACTATTACTAGTAGTTATTGGTTAAGAGAGGAAGTTATAAATAGTATTGTAAGTATATTTGATATTACAATATATTCATTTATGAATTATATTGATGATTTATATGAAGTTGATAGATTTATAAATACTCCCGATTTCAAAGGAAAACAATCAGAAGGTCACGAAGAAAAATTTGGTAAAGGTCATATAATATTTATGGTAAATAATGGCGTACATTTTACTTATCTAAAAACAGATATTCAAGGTTATAATAATAATATCTTAAATTGTTTAGGATTAGATGAAAAAGATAGTTCACCATCTCCATCATCTTCATCATCTCCATCATCTTCATCATCTCCATCATCTTCATCACCTCCATCATCTCCATCATCTTCATCATCTCCATCATCTCCACCATCTCCATCATCTCCATCATCATCTGATTTTACATTCAAAACTAAATCCACATCCAAATCCTCATCCAAATCCACATCCAAATCCACATCCAAATCCACAGCCAAATCCGCCCCCAAATCCAAATCCAAATCCAAATCCAAATCCGAAACTAAAACTAAGAAATCTATTAAGATATCCTCCGCCAACTATTTAAAACCTTTATCATCTATGTTGAGTAGTAGTGGTTCCGTATTAAATGAAGACGAATTGGATAATATAGATTATTTAAAAAACCAAAAATTATATGAACAAGAATTATATAAAATAATTAGAAAGCAAATGCCAAATTCAACTGAGCCTGAAATTAAAAAAGTATTCAATGATCAAATTAAAGAAATAAAATCTAAATATAAGAAATAATGGATAATATATTTTTAGATGATGATGTAGAAATGAATGAAAATAATTATGTAAATGAAAATAATATTATAGATAGAGATAATAATTTAGTTCAATGTGAAAATAATGAACAAGGTTTATATGATATAGATAAATTAATTCTAAAAGATGTTCATAGAGAAAATATTTTATTATCAAGTAATGATACAGAGGATATATCTCATGATAGTAAAACATTAAAATTTAATTTAAATAATAATGGAGCAGGGGGAATACAATATAAAAAAAACGTAATAGGTTTTAGATTGAATGAATGTATTTTTACATCTCCTGTTTATAATATAACCAACGCAAATAACAAAATCACTCATTCGGACTCCACGATTACGGTAGATGTCGGATATTATACAATATATACATTACAAAATGCAATAAATTCCTTCTCCGACAACGTCACTTTGGATCTAAAATATAACGCCCAACAACAAAAATATTCCATTAAAAATACAGGTAGTAGTGATATCACCGTGGATCTGCTCGAAAACAAAAATCAATTATTGAAAGACTGCGGGTTTACAAAATTAGGGATGTTAGAAGCTGGTACCGATAGACCAGCAGACACTCATCCATCATTAATTATTGGAACATATATAGATATAGTTGTCGACGAAATACCATACAAAGCATGTAAACAAAATCCAAAAGGTTTTAATATTGTTCATAGATTACCAATTAGATCAGATTCAGGATCTTCGATTGTATATTATAAATCAAATTTTATAGATCATAATTTTCAACATTTATTTTATCCACTAAATTTAAGTACTTTGACAATACATTTATATATGGATGGCAAGGAATTAACTTTAGAAAATTTAACAATATCATTTGAATTTGAGTTAGTTATTTTAAATAAATAATTTATCGAGAAAATTAAATTACTTAAAAAAATATCTACTATATATTTTAAAAAGAATGGAAGGAATTGATTATAAGAATTTTGATGTAGTTGTTAGTAAAATGAGAACTTTCTTTAGAGATGTAAAAGGATATAAAGAAGTACATACTCAAAATAAATTGAGTATTCTTGCAGCATGTGAAGATCCTACAACAATTGCAACTTATAATTATAATGGTCAATTATGGCCTCTGCCACAGACAGGTCAAATGTGGTTGGAACATTATCTACTTGAACATCCTGAAGAGGATGGGTTCTTTTGTTTATCAACTTCCTATAGAAATGAACCTAATCCAGTAGAGGGAAGACACGATAAGATTTTCCCAATGTTTGAGTTTGAACTTAAGGGAGGTATTGATGAACTTAGAAAAGTGGAAATGGAATTACTAGATTATCTTGGATTTAATAAAGAAGGAGAAACAATGACTTATCCACGAGATGATTATGATAATATTGCCAAGAAATATGATGTAGAAGAATTAGATCATATTCATGAGGAATATATTGAGAGAGATTTTGGGAAAGCATTCTTTTTAGAAAACTTTCCTCGCAGAACATCTCCATTTTGGAATATGAAACATACTGAAGACAAAGAACATGCTAATAAGATTGATGTTATTATTCATGGAATTGAAACCATCGGATCTGCTGAAAGAAGTAATGATCCATCTCAAATGAAAGAAATGTTTAATACTATCTCTGATGGTGGATATGCTAATATTCTATTTGCACAATTTGGAAAAGAAAGAGTAGAAAAGGAACTCGAAGATTTCCTTAAGAAAGATTTCTTTCAACGTTCAGGTGGTGGTATTGGTATGACTAGAATGATTAGAGCTATGAAACTATCTAATTTAATTTAAATAAATTTAGTATCTATAGGTAATCTATAGTTAATCTTAGCAGATTTACAACAAACTATAATAGACTTTTGGGTAATTTTTTCAATTACTCCCTCTAAGGTTTTTTTATTTTTTATCCATTTTACTTTTGAACCTATGACTAACTCCTTGTCTTCGACAGGTGGTTCGTCCTGTTCAACCTCAACATCTTCAACATCCGGCGCGGCATCATCTTCAATATCAGGTGCGGGTTCATCTTCAACATCATCTTCAACATCATCTTCAACATCAGGTGCGGGTTCATCTTCAACATCAGGTGCGGGTTCATCTTCAACATCAGGTGCGGGTTCATCTTCAACATCAGGTGCGGGTTCATCTTCAACATCAGGCGCTTCAGATTCAGGTAAATCATTTAAACTAACTAATTCTTTTTTAATTCTATATAGTTTTCCGTCTGGTTTACAACAAATAATATATGATTTAGAAGTAATACTTTCTATTTCACCATTTAAATCTTTACCATCTTTTGTCCATTTCACTTTAGAACCTGTTGAAATAACAATAGGTTCTAATGATTTTTCTGCTGGTGCATCTGCCTGTGGTTCTTCTACGGTCTCTACAGGTTCTTCTTTATCCAAACTGACTAATTCTTTTTTAACTCTATACATTTTACCATCCGGTTTACAACAAATCATATATGATTTAGATGTTATATTATCTATTTTACCTGTTAATTCTTTTTTCCCTGACATCCATTTTACTTCATCACCTTCTTTGAATGTATCATCTATAACTTCTACTTTATCTTTATCCTTTTTATTTAAAGGTGAATCATGTTTATAACCTTTGGCAGGGAGTTTGGGTTCATCAGTCATGAAATAATATTCAATATTATTATTTAGATCTCTAATTTCACTATTTAAAGTTTGAATATTATTTAAATTTTCAATATATTGTTTTTTTAGGAGTGGTATTTTAGGTTCATTTTCAATTAATTTCATTTCAGTTAATATTATTTTTGATTCATTTTTTAATTTTGTTATTTTTTTATAATTATCTTTTATTAATTCAGTATTTTTAAGATTATATTTATTAAATAAACCTTTTATGGATTTTAATTCATCATCATACTTTTTTTTTAAAGCAATATTGTCATCTTTACCTTTTGAATTTACGTCTATATATTTATCAATGACTTCCCAATTAATAGTTTTTTGTAAACTATTTTTAAAATAAATTAGATCTTTTTCAGATGTATAAATGGGTAACTCAATTCTAATTTTATTGCCACATTTGGATTTGTCAGATTTTACGTCTCCGCAGCTAAATATTAATTCGGCACCGGTTTCAATAAATTGTTTATCATGTTCACATTCTGAGCATTTTTTATGTTTCCCCTTCGTTAAAAATAATTGTTTTTCATTATAATAAACTTTCAATAAATCTAAATATTCATCCATTATGGTTATTTATATTATTATATAATTTATTTATTTTGTGATTATATATTAATTTATTTATTTCCTTAGATTTATATCTTTTATAAAGTAAATAAATAAATAAAATAAATACAGATAATATTAATAAATGTATTAATAGATAATCAAATTTACCTGTAAATTTAGGTTTGGGTTTAACTTCTATAAGGTTGTCCAGGTGTATATTTTTATTAATATCGTTAAAAAAAGTTATAGTTTTGATATCAGTTAATTTTGGTTTATTCATAATTAAATATTAAATAGAAATTTTTTAGCTAAACAAACTCATTATTTTTAGTAACTAAAAAAACATATAGAATGATTGATGGAATTAAAATAACTAAAAATACAGGATATAATGTTTGATCTTTACCTGTTCCATATGATTTTACGGAACCATCTGAATTAAATAATTGAGATGGTTTTTTACAAAATAAAGTGATACCCAACAATATTTGTGCTACAATTACTATAAATACGTTTTGGTCAATATTAATAATCATTTATATATTAATATAAAATATTTTAATAAAAAATACTACAATAAAATTAATTACTGTAAGCTAAACCACCCATACCACTCATAATTCTAAGGACATTGTAATTGACAGCAAATATAGTAAGTCTCATAGTGCGGTGGTCCGAATCTGGGGTCGCGAATGTGGGGTGTTTCTCAGTTTCTAATGGGCCTATTTCGGCATTCATACAACAATCAATTTTTAGGTTTGTCCCACATAATTGAGCATTATCGATTCTTGAAAAATTACAAGTTCCGGATGGCTGATGATCTTCCGGTTTAAGAGCAAATGAATATACTGCAATAGAATCGCCTCCACCTATCCGCCACGACGTGGTAAACTCACCACTGGTGCCGGGCGCGCCGCCGTCCAGGTCTGGTACATCATTATCACCGTGTACGCCATCATCCTCTTCTAATCCTCTTATAATATGGGTGGGTAACCCACCATAACCTGTATGGTGTTGCCATACTTGGGTTCTAGTAAAATATTTTATATCTCTTGAATCCTTACTAATACGTTCATGTCCATTAAGTTTTAATTGCCACTCACCAAGCGTCTCTTCTATTGTAACAGGAGAGGCAGTTGGGTCATTTTGAGATTTACCTTTACCAGCATTTTGAGTAACTGGACCATTGCGTCCCTGTCGGCCCACATTTTGAGAACACCATATTAATTCTTTAACTGGGTGATTAAAATTAAGTTCAATTGTACTGGTATCATTAGAAACCGTATGATCTGAATACTGTAATTGTTCAATTAAATATTCGTGGGATACTTGTGCAAATCTACGACGTTCATCTGTATCAAGATATATATAATCACACCATAAATCAAAATTTGCCGTGGATGTTTGGGAAGATAAAACCGGTTCATCCAATATCCCTAAAAATCCATTTTCCAATACATTATGGACAAGATTTTGGATCTTCTCAAAAGTCATCGCGATTTTTACCTCATGGTATTGAAGGGCGATCAAAGGGAGAGATTGCCCTGGGTCCCGGCAAAACCAAAAATTTAATGGCAAAAATATTTTATTAACTGTGATACCCGGGTTAGCATTATTGTGACCTCTATATGTGAAACCATTTACAGTGTCATCGTTCTTCACACCGCCATGCCCATCGCCGGCGATGTGATTAGTCGTATGTAAACCATGTCCATTACCAGTCATTAATTGATGTAAAGTTCCATCACCACTGGCGTATAATGGCACGGTCGACGGGTGTTCGGCACCAAAATATCCTGTAGGGTTAAATTCAGTTAAATCAGAGTAAACCCGGTTCCACATAGATGTATGTTTATCAATTCTTTGTCCACCTATTTCAATTTCACATTCTTTAATTAATGAATCACCATATCTTTCACACAAACCAATTTCATGACCCTCGCCCTCCCTATTAATAAATACAGCATCATGTTCCAAATACATTCTATGTACTAAATCACCATTCCTTGATATTGTAGCTACAACTCCCCCCCCGAAATCAGCATTTCCACTAAAGTCCTGTCTTATAGACTCCATAGAGAAGTTAGTGTGTCTTCTGTAAACAACTTTAAAAAAAGTGTGCTGTGGATTACCTGTTAAATAAATATCCTGGGTACCACAAGCTACTAATTGTAATAATCCTCCTCCCATTTTATTTATATATAATTTAATTATATATAAATAAAATTATATTTTAATTAAATTACATATAATTACATATACATATATTGTGGTGGTTGTTCCGACGGATTATTAAGTTTTAAGAAATTATCTATATCTTCTCTATTAATTATATATGGTAATTTAAAATCTTTAATCTTAAAATTAAGATCAATATTATTACTATCACCTGTTAAATAATAAATATTGATTTTACTAATAATACTTTCAATACATCTTTTTAGATTACGAACACCTTCTTCTTTATTTGTGAATTTGTCAATTACATATTCTAAAATATCATCATTAATGATAATATCTTCATGTTTGAATAAATATGTATCATATAATTCGGGCAATACATAATCTCTACAGATTTTGTTTTTTTCTTTTGTGTTAAATCCTTTAGTATTAATAACATACATTCTGTCTTTCAAAACACGATTGACTTTGGATTCATCATTGAATGAAAATATAAATAATACTTTAGATAAATCAATATTGATACCAGGATAATAATTATCTTGAAATAATGAATTCTGTGAAGGATCTGTCAAATGTGTTAACATATGGATAATCTCTTCTCCCTTAAATGTTTCGCTTACTTTATCTAATTCATCAAAATATATGACTGGATTCATGCATTTACTTTCAATAAGGATATCAATAATTCTACCCCAATGTGAACCTTCATATGTATACGAATGGCCCTCAAATAATGATGAATCTGATTGACCCCCCAGTGCAATAAATGAAAATGGACGTCCAATTGCTTTAGCAATGCCTTCTTTTACTAAAGTTGTTTTACCATTACCCATAGGTCCTTGCAAAGCCAACACATTTCCTTGAGACTGAGGATTTTTAATCCATTTACCAATCACTTGTAATATGTGAGTTTTGGCATCGTTATGACCATAAATAGATTTATCTAATATAGATTTAGTATTTACAATAAATTCACGTTTTTCCTCAATAGTATTATTATTATTTACCGATAAGGACACAAATTTATTGAATGGGATAGAAATTAATCCGTTAATCCATTTATCCATTTTAGAATATTCCCCTGTAGATACATCCATTTCATTTAATTTTTCAATATTTCTCATAGCAATTGCTTTAGTATTTAAATCCATATCAGAATTTAATATTTTAAATTTCAATGGCATATTTAATTCATTAATTTCATTTAGTTTCTTAATTTCAGAAAGATATTTGGTTTTTTTATCTTTTTCTAATTTATGGAAATAATTTATGTTTTCGTCTTCATCTAATTCTAAATTTTCTTCAATTTCCATAAATTTTTCATCTAATTCATCATAATCATCTTCATCTTCATCATCTTCATCATCTTCATCATATTCTTCTTCATCTTCTTCTTCTTCATCTTCATCTTCATCTTCTTCTTCTTCATCTAATTTCAAATGTCCATTATAATCATTATCTTCACTACTTTGAATTGAAATACTCAAACGTCCATCCGATCCATTAATTTCCTCTTCATCAGTGACATTATTTTCTTCTTCTGATTCAATAATCCTCATTTTCTTTTTCGATGTAGGAGTATCTGGTATATGAATACTTAAATTTTTATTACTATTAATTAATGTCGATATCATTAATGATAATAAATCAGGTTGCATGATATTAAGTTGTTTCTTCTTTAATTTTTTAGATAATTTAGTTTTTTTAGGTTTTATATTATCTCCGCGATAATCAATTAAATCGTTAATATTCCCATATTCATCAACATCATCATCATCTTGAGTAGGAGGGTTATCTTGTATGGGCGGTCCATTATTATCTTTTAAAAATACAACACCTTTAGACCGGGTAATCATTTGATGTTTTGGCATATTATATTTAATAAATTATTTTTTAATCAAATTTTAATATACTAAATAATTATTTATTTAAATATTTATTTAAATATTTATTTAAATATTTATTGAATATTAAAATTTAGTATTAAATTAAAATTTGAAAAAATAAATTTGAATATTAATTTAAAAAAAAGAATAATATATAATATAATTATATACATTATGGAATTACAACAACCTGAAACTAAAACAATAACTTCAGTTCAATTTAGTATATTTAGTCCTGATGAAATTAGGTCTCGTTCTGTAGTTGAAATAACTAAATATGAGACATATGATAAAGATGTTCCAGTAATTAAGGGGTTATTTGATATTCGTATGGGTTCTACAGAAATGGGTAGAATATGTCAAACGTGTGGGCAAAAAAATATAGATTGTCCTGGTCATTTTGGTCATTTAGAATTAGCGAAACCAGTATATCATTACCATTTAATAGACCAGATCCCTAAAATATTAAAATGTGTATGTTTTAATTGTTCCAAATTACTTATAGATAAAGATGATAATTTAGTAAAAAATATTTTAAAGAAGAATCCTAAAATAAGATTTAATGAAATATATGCAATCTGTTCTAAAGTTAAAAGGTGCGGAGAAGATAATATAGATGGTTGTGGCTATAAACAACCGGATAGATATAAAGTATCCAATATTGAAGGTATTCAAGCAAAATGGACCAAATTAGAAATAAATGAAACAAATTCATCTGATATTAAAACACAACTTCTAAAAGTAGAACATGTCAAATCTATTTTAGAAAAAATTACAGATGAAGATTCAGAATATATAGGATTCTTGAGAACTTGGTGTCGTCCTGAATGGTTAATATGTTCAGTATTACCTATTCCACCACCAGCAGTCCGTCCCTCTGTTAAACAAGATAATTCACAAAGAATGGAAGATGATTTGACACATAAATTATTTGATATTATAAAAGTAAATAATACTATTAAAGATAAATTAAGTTCTGATCCTAATTCAGATGTTGATATATATGCTATGAATTTACAATATCATGTAGCAACTTTAATAAATAATGAATTATCAGGAGGTATCAATCAAGCAGCTCATCGTTCTGGAAGACCTCTAAAAGCGATTACTCAAAGATTAAAAGGAAAAGAAGGGCGTATTAGAAATAATTTAATGGGGAAACGAGTAGATTATTCAGCAAGAAGTGTTATTACACCTGATCCAAATATTGATTTAGATGAATTAGGTGTGCCCGAGAAAATAGCAAATAATTTAACTTATCCCGAGAAACTTAATAATATTAATTTTAATAAAATTACCCAATTATTAGAAAAAGGATATGATGTATGGCCTGGTATTAAGAGCATTATTAAAAAAAATAGTAAAATGATTATCACACTAAATGAAAATAATATTAAAAATATTGAATTAGAAATAGGTGATATTGTTAATAGAAATTTAATGGATGGTGATTATGTTCTATTTAATAGGCAACCATCTCTTCATAAAATGAGTATGATGGCGCATAGAGTGAAAGTAATGAAAGGAAATACTTTTAGATTAAATGTAAGCGTGACCCCTCCATACAACGCTGATTTTGATGGTGATGAAATGAATATGCACGTACCACAATCAATCACTTCTGTATGCGAACTAAAAAATATAGTATCTGTTAAATATCAGATTATATCTCCCAGAGAAAACAAACCTATAATTACTATTGTACAAGATACATTATTAGGTGTTAATAAATTAACAAAATCAGAAAAGATTAATTATATAGGTGATTCTTATGATGGTGTATATTATAATGAAAATACAAATATGTATCAAGTACAAGAAACTGGTGATAATAATACAATTATAGATGAATCAACATATTTTAATAAAACTCAGATGATGAACATTATATGTAATTTATCTACATTTAATGGAATCGTCCCAGATTCCACTAAAACTATATCTGTCAAAGGCATTGATATTAAATTATGGTCAGGTAAATCAATTTTATCTTATATTCTCCCTAAGAATCTAAATTTAGAATTTAATAATTCATCATATGATAATAATGTAGATGATCCTCATAATGAACAATTAAATAAAATCATTATCAAAAATGGTCAACTAATTCAAGGCAGTCTTGATAAGAATGTATTTACAAAAACTTCTAAAGGGCTCATCCATACTATTTATAATGATCATGGTCATGAAAGAGCATGTGAATTTATTAATGATTTACAAAAAATTGTTACACATTTCCTATTGATAGAAGGTTTCTCTGTTGGTATTGGTGATATTATTGCTGAACAATCTATCAATGATGAAATTAATAATACAATTAAAGAAAATAAAAAGAAAATTAATGATTTAATGCAAGAAATTCATTTGAATGTCTTTGAAAATTATTCAGGACAATCTAATAATATGTATTTTGAAGCTAAAGTGAATTCTATTTTAAATGAATTACTTAATAAAACTGGTAATACAGGATTAAGAGAATTAGATCAAAAAAATAGAGCAGTTAATATGGTCAATTCAGGGTCAAAGGGCAAGACCACTAATATTGCCCAAATGGTGGCATGTTTGGGTCAACAAAATGTAGACGGTAAAAGAATACCCAATGGTTTCAACGATAGAACATTACCTCATTATTATAAATATGATGATTCATCTGAAGCAAGAGGTTTTGTAGAAAATTCATTTATATCTGGTCAATCACCACAAGAGTTCTTCTTTCATGCCATGGGAGGGAGAGAAGGACTTATTGATACAGCATGTAAAACTGCAGCCACTGGATATATCCAAAGAAAATTAGTAAAATCTATGGAGGATTTATATGTTAATTATGACTTATCAGTCCGAAATAGTACAGGATGTATTTATCAATTCATTTATGGTGATGATGGTATGGAAGGCATTAATATTGAATCACAAAGTCTATTAATTAATAAATTGGATACAAATGGAATGTGTAATAAATTCTTATTTGGTGATACTGGTAGTAATAATACATTATGGGAAAAACTATTAGAATCAAATATTATAGATGAAATGAAAAAAACAAAAAAATATCAAGAAATATTAAATGAAAGTTTTATGGTCATTTTACAACATAAACAATATCTATATGATATTAATAATAAATTAGAAAATAATATATTATATCCCATCGATATTAATAGGATTTGTAAGAATAAATGTTTACAAAAAGAATCTTGTAAATCTAATGTATCCCCATTATATATTTTAGAGGAAAATAATAAATTAAAAGATAAATTATTTGTATCTGTTACATTTAAAAATAATAAAATAATTGGAATATTAATTGATATACATTTGAATCCAAAAATATTAATAACACAATTTAATATTCTAAAAGAAGAATATGATGAAATTATTCAAGATATTGAATATCTATTTGAGAAATCCAAGATATCTCCTGGTGAAATGGTCGGGGTAATCGCTGCACAAAGTATTGGTGAACCTGCTACTCAAATGACTTTGAATACTTTCCACTTTGCTGGAGTATCTGCTAAATCTAATGTAACACGTGGTATCCCCAGATTAACAGAATTACTACATTTGAGTAAGAATATTAAATCACCTTCTAGTATAATATTCTTGAAAGATGATTTCAGTTCGGATAGGAACAAAACTCAATATGTTAAAAATAAATTAGAATATGTCGGATTGAAAGACGTTATTAAAAATAATCAAATATATTTTGATCCTGATAATCACTTATTTGAGACTGTTATTGAAGAAGATAAACAAATGTTAAGTGTATATAATGAATTTAATAGTTTACAACATGGTGATAGTGTAGATTTATTCGAAAAGACTGCACCATTTATAATTAGATTTGTATTTGATAAAATAATCATGATGGAAAATAATATTACTATGGATGATGTATATTTGGCAATCATGAAATTTTATAATGTTGATAAGAAAATTAATTATTATTTCTCTGATGATAATTCTAAAGAATTAATTGGTAGAATTTCAATTACTGCTGATATGGAGGGAGATCAGCAAGAAAATGGACTATATGACCAATCAGACGTTATAAATGTATTTAAAAATATTATGAATGATTTACTCGATAATGTAGCAATCAAAGGTATTAATAATATTAAAAATTTAGTAATCCCTGAAAATAAAATTACTATAAAAGAAGATAATGAATATATTGATAAAACAGAATATATATTACAATCAGATGGTGTTAATTTATTAGCAATCTTTAATTCAAAATATGTAGATTTCAAAAGAACATATTCAAATGATATTAATGAAGTTTATGAAAAATTAGGCATTGAAGCAGCCAGAAACATATTAATTGAAGAAATCAGTTCAGTATGTGATGATGCCGGTGAATATATTAATTTAAGACACATTGAATTATTAGTAGATGTTATGACTAATAAAGGATATTTGACAGCAATTAATAGACAAGGTATCGGACGTGGTGATGTTGGTCCATTAGCAAAATCATCTTTTGAAGACACTATTGGTGGATTTATTAAAGCAGGGATATTTGGAGAAAAAGATAAACTGAAAGGTGTTTCTAGTAATATCATGATGGGACAAACTATTAAGTCGGGTACAGGATTAACAGAATTATTATTAGATGAGGACAAACTAATTCAAAGTTTAACAGAATTAGATTATAAAGAAAATGAATATATAGAAGATGTAGAAGAAAATATGGATACATTATTAAATGATAATGATGTATTTGTTGATGAATATTGTAATGATGATAATTTCGGATTTACAGTCTAATATTCTAAATTACTAATTCCTCTGCGTATAATCTCTTCATAAATTTCATCAGGACATTTATTTAATAACTGAATAGAATCTGGTTTTACTTTAATCTCATTTGTTTTAGATATTTCATTTTTAAAATTTTCACATCTATCTCTAAATGATAATTTTTCACTAAAAGTTAAATTGTCATTAGGATTATCACTATATTTTTTTGTTCGGTGGGGCATTTCGTTATAATATTCCATTTCGGCCTCCTTTAGTATTTGGGCCATGTCTATATCGCCCACTATTTGTTTCATTTGATCTTTACTAAATTTAGTTTCTTCTTCTAATGAATTTATAATGTTTGGTACATCATCTACTTCGTCAGTGTCTTCTTCTCCATCAGTGTCTTCTTCTCCATCAGTGTCTTTTACACTACCCTCTTTCTCTAATTTAAATTCCTCTCGCTCTTTCGCTAATTGTGCACGCTCTTCTTTAATTTTATCAAGTTCATTAGCGTCATCTGCGCCGCTTTTATCATCTTTATCATCTTCATCATCTTTATCATCATCTTTATCGTCATCTTTATCATCATCATCATCTGGCGGACTCGGGGCCCCAGGTAGTCTGCCGGGAGGAGTGACTGGAGGACGAACCCCACTAGGACCACCCGGAGGACCACCCGGAGGACCACCCGGAGGACCACCCGGAGGACCACCCGGAGGACGAACCCCACT